TCTTCTCAAACGATGTTTCACACATCTCTAAGTGTCTTTTCGCACAACCATAATAGCTGTCAAAATTCCACTCAGCAATCATAGACCATTCTTTACTTTCTACGAATGGTGCTATTAGTGTTCTAACTAATGTAAACACTCCGTCTTTCATAGATTGTTCAGCTTCATCTAATACGACTTCCATATTAGCAACTCTATTATCTGAATAATCTTCATATACTTCATCTTTCATTATAGTCATAAACAACTCCTATTTAGTTATTATTACTTACTTACACATTCATATATCTCACTTAGTTCAACATCTATGTTAGCCACCTTACTAACATTCTGTTTCTCAACAGCTTCTTCTCTCAAGACAGATAACTCACTAACTCTTTTCTTATCTTTACTGTCTAACTTTATTTCAAAGTAGTCCAACATATCATTCACTTCCATAACATCTCCTATTAGTTAATTAACGACCACATGGTCAACCCGTGCAAGAACGAGGTAGAGTCTGATCTGCAAGTGCTTGGCAGATGTAATCTGCGACAAGGCTGATTCGACCAGAGGAGAAGCAACTTGTCCACTTGTTGATTAGAAGGAGTCCTTGTTATGCTAGGGTGATCCGTGTGTAGTCCTCGCCTCTCAATGGCTACACAACCTGTAGCACCATCCTGGAACAATAAGGAGAAGTGTATAATGCTAACAAGCAGAGCTTGTCATAGTATTATTCTATGTAGCTGAAGCGAAGACGACTGGGGCGACTGCAAGGAGTTGAGGGAGGCAGATAGCGAAAGCTGTGCGTTGCCGAGTTTGTGTGCGTTGTGAGTTGCAATGGCCTAAAGTAGACCATACGAATGGATAGGGCAGAATAAATAAACGTTTCCTAACTAAACCAACAAAGGGATTTAAAGCACATGAGTGAGAAATTAACCGACAAACAAATAGCCTTAGTTGATACCATCGTAGCAACAGGGTGCAGTATCATTGAAGCATCAGAAAAGGCAGGGTATTCAACGAATGGAAGCAGAGAAGCAGGGAGAGTATGTGCTTCTCGCACTCTACGTTTACCCAAGGTACAGAGTTATATGCAAAGAAGAATTGCAGATACTCTTGGAATGGGTGCAGTAGTGGCGAGTAGAAGGATGATTGAGCTATCACAAGGAGCAAGGAGTGAGTATGTTCAGCTAGAAGCATCGAGGGATATACTAGACAGAGTGGGACTAAGAAGTCCTGACAGAGTAAGTCATAGTATACAAGGAGATATTAAGATAAATATCGATTTAAGTTAGATGTCGGTATAAGGGAAGTAATTGACCACAGTCCTCTTAGGAGGGGGTGGGGGCAAAAACAGCATCGTGTTAGATGACTAATAGTCCCTGACACGCAACAGAGGTTAAATAAAACTTTTTAAAAAAAACCTTGACGAAAAAGGTTCGGCAGCAACAAAGAATAATTTTTTATGAAAAAAAGTAAGATGACCGAAGCAGAACATGAAACACGTTCTCAATTCAAGAAGACTTCTCAACATACGAGAAGACCAAAGACGTCTTCAATGAATAAGGCTAAAAAAAGAGATTATAAGGCATATAATAGGCAGGGGAAGTAATGTGCGTTTTCAAGATTAGCATATATTGCTAAACCTATTATAAAGGAAAATAATTATGGCACATGAAAGTTGGCACACAAAAGCTTGGATAGCAGATAAAATTAAAGATGGCAAAAAGGAAGATCCTTTATATCCATCAACTGACGCACAAATAGATTATATCTATGGGCCAGGTGCTTCAGAGAAAGCAATGTCTGATGTTGCTAAGAAAAATAAATCTAAGAAAAAATAAACTAAACTACATAAGTGCGTTTAAAAATATTTTAAAACACTATAGTTAGATTGTTCACTAATCGAGAGGAACAATGCAAAATTACCTACTAAAGATATGGAGTATGGACACAATGGATCTTAAAAAAGAGATCTTGTTTTCCTCCCCAAATAATGTTACTGCTGCTCAACAAGCTTCTGCTGCTACACCAGATAACTGTCGTGCTAGTTATGAAGAAATAATAAAGGAAGAATATGAAAAAAATAATAAACAAGAAACCAAAGAAGCCGAAGAAGCCTTCTAAACCAAAACCTAGACCTAGTGGCTACTAGATTAGAAAAAGAACATATGAGTAGAGTTGCTGAACTAGGATGCTTTGTCTGTGAAAGACCAGCCTCACTACATCATATAAGACCCCCTGGGACAGGCATAGGAAGACGGACAAGCCACTTCGAGGTTATTCCGTTATGCCATGACCATCATCAGGGAAACTTCTCTATACATCTGTCTAAGAAGGCATTTGAAGAAAAGTATGGTAAAGAAACTGAAATACTCAAAGAAGTATTAGAAAGGGTAAAATGTCATTCCTAAATAATTTAAGTATAAAGGATAGAAAAAGATTAAGAACGATTGTTAAGAAAACACATTTACAACATTACCCAACACACATGATAACAGATTATGAAGCTGATAAGCTTGTAGAAGCTTTTGGAGAAGAAACAGTTTATAACTTGTTGAAAGCGAATGTTGGTATAAATGTCGATTGATTTTAAGTACAAACCAGAAGGTGCTGTACTAAAAGAGTTTATGAAGTCTGACGACTTCTTTAGAGGAATCAGAGGGCCAGTAGGTTCTGGTAAATCTGTTGCTTGTTGTATTGAAATCTTTAGAAGGGCTTTATTACAAAAAAAGAATAAGGATGGAAAAAGAAGATCTCGGTGGGCAGTAATAAGAAATACTAATCCACAGCTAAAAACTACCACGATTAAGACGTGGATAGATTGGTTTCCAGAAGATAAGTGGGGAGATTTTGCTTGGTCTGTTCCTTATACACATAGGATTAACCAAGGAGAATTGGACATGGAAGTGCTGTTCTTAGCACTTGACAGACCTGAAGATGTTAAAAAATTATTATCATTGGAGCTTACTGGTGTTTGGGTTAATGAAGCGAGGGAAATCCCTAAGAGCATTATTGATGCTTGTACTATGCGTGTGGGGAGGTTTCCGTCTATGCGAGATGGTGGTGCGTCTTGGTATGGGGTTATAGCAGATACCAATGCTCCAGAAGAAGATCATTGGTGGGCTATTATGTCTGGCGATGTTCCAGTACCAGATCACATATCTAGAGAAGAAGCTTTAATGTTAATCAGACCAGATAACTGGAGTTTCCATACTCAACCTCCAGCCTTGCTTGAAAAAAAAGATAAGGACGGAATGACTACTGCTTATGAACCTAATGACAAAGCAGAGAATAGAACTAACATAACTCCAAAATATTATCCAAATATTATAAGAGGTAAAACTAAAGGATGGATTGACGTTTATGTTTTAAATAAACTAGGATCTATTGAAGAAGGTAAACCTGTGTACCACAGCTTCAAAGAAGAATTACACGTTACCAAAAATCCAATAGCTTTAATTCCTAACCAACCTATATGGATTGGAATTGACTTTGGACTAACACCTGCAGCTGTCTTTGGTCAGAGGACTACTACAGGAAAATGGAATATTATTAATGAGTTAGTTTGTTTTGATATGGGTGTAATGAGGTTCTCAGAATTACTGAGAGGGGATATTGCTAAACTCTATAAAGGTTATGAGATTATGATTTACGGAGATCCTTCTGGAGATTTTAGATCCCAAACTGATGAACGAACTCCGTTTCAAATTATGAGGCAATATGGATTGAAAGCTTTACCTGCACCATCTAATGATGTTGCTTTAAGAATTGAATCTGTTGATGCTACCTTATCTAGATTAGTTGACGGACAAGCAGGATTTAATATGCACACGGATTGTATTAATTTAAAGAAAGGTTTTAATGGAGGTTATCATTACAGAAGACTACAAACTTCTGGAGATAGGTATGATGAAAAACCATTAAAGAATAGATACTCTCACGTTCACGATGCTTTACAATATTTAATGATGGGAGCAGGTGAAGGCAGAACTATGTTAACAGGTAAACACCCTTCAAGACCAACCATTGCTAAAAAAGAATGGGATGTATTTGCAGGACAATCTAAAAAATCGAGAAAGATATGGGACATATTCAAGAGGAATGGCTAATCTATTTTTACGAAGATGGTGTTAAGAATAGATATACAAAATACTTATGGTGGTTAAAGAAAGGCTTTACTCATTGTGGTGCATTAAAATATGATGTTAATAAAGAGGTATGGGTACATCTACAATTTACTCATGCTGGAATTAAACTAGATGTTTTAACCTCTGAGGAAGCAGGAGGTTTAATTAATTATTTGAAAGACTTCAAAATACTTAAATGCCCTGTTAAAGATAACTGGCAATTTATAAGGTTTAAAGATATGACGTGTGTTTCATTTGTAATGAGATTGATAGGATTCTATCATTGGTACATACTTACCCCACATCAATTATATTGTGCGTTGATAAATGCTGGATATTCGTCATTTTGGAAAGATGAG